GGCTTTAATCTGTATCTATTACTTGCTTTCTTTTCCAAAATCTGCAAATGATTGTCCTCCTAGCATTGCTAGTAAACTCCACCAAATCTTTGTAACAGCTTCTTCATCAGCACCTAAGAAGTTTGCAATTAAAGGAATAACAATAGATGAAATTCCTAGCCATACTTTCTTAGAAGTAAGAAGTTTCGTGATAATGTAATTTTTCATATTATTTATTTTTGATTATTAAGTTAATATTTTCTCCGCCCAAATATATTATTTCTTGCATAACTAAATCCATAGCTAAACGAGAGTTTTCAACAATGTCTTGTTTACGACCATTCCCTACTAGAATACAGCCGCTTGTATCTTTAGCTGTGTTACCCCTATGAAATAAGATATAATCCCTATTAGGAACGTCCTGAACTAATAAGTGTAAGTAATCCCTTGTAGCACTTTCTCTTGGTAGTCTAAGTCTAACTTTGTAATTTCCTTTAGGAATACAGCTTATACTTCTTTGATTGTCTATCCAAGGATTTTCTAAGGTATCACAAAAACTTTCACCATTAATAAACAACTTACCAATAGTTGATTTTTCTGTGAATGTATCTCTTATGATTAAAAGATTAACGACCTTGACCTCTGTAGGCTTTTTTAAAGCCGTTCTGTCCTTTACTTGCATTTTTGGAGTGTATTCCCTTTCGTTTCTTTTTAACGCTCTTAAAAGCGCTTGTAACAACATTACGAGCCATCTAGTTATTTTTATCAAATTGAATGAATTTATATATAGTATATGCTATTGAAAGTATTAGTGCAACAAAACTTAGTATTTCATTTGCACTTGCTAGAGTAAACCCAATAGCTGAAAAATTAGCTAATCCTACTTGTAGAGTATCTTTTACTTCTGTCATTTTGTTTAGTTTTTTTATCTAAGTAAGATTTTAACTTAGTAACATTTTTAGTTTTCGGTTTATAGTGTCTTTTCATTATGAGTAATCAGAAGCATTTAAAAAGTTTCTCAATGTAAGTTTAGTTCCCTGTCTCATTGGTCTTTCTAGGTTCATACCGTTATAGTAAGCGTTTTGGTCAGGAGAAATGTCTGCTCCACTATTAGTATTGTATTCAGGAAAAAGAGTTATATTGTTAGTGATATACTGTATCATTCTTTCTGTAAAGTATTCAGCATTGTTTCTTACTTCTTCTCTTAGGTGTTGAGCTTCTTCTGTGCTTAAAGCGTTTCCTGTCTCTGAAGTCTTAGAATAGATGTTACCGTTTTCCGTTTTAAAGCGTAAATAAGGAATACACATATGAAACGCCCAAGAAGGTAAACAATCCCCAACATACTCATCTACTAAAGTCTTGTAAGCTTCATTACCTACATTACCTATTGTTCCTGCTGTAATTAAAGTTTCTAATTTTTGGTACAAGTCAGTTCCTAATTTTGGCTCTATGTAAATACGCTGTGCCTGTAATACATAAGGTAACAAGATTTGAGGGTCAACATTTAAGTTGATTGCTGTGCTATCTTTTAGCTTAGCTTCTGATATAAATAATACGTAGCTCATAATTATCTTGGTGTTAAAAATCCTTTATTCTTCATTCTTTTAGGTGGTTTTGCTACTAGCTTGTCGTTCTTCTTAGCAGTAAATCCTTCTGATTTAGCTTTAGTGTAGCCAATCATATCAGCATCTTCTATTTTAGTTGTTTTACTTTCTCCTATTGTAGTTTTAAAGATTTGTCTTAACCAAAAGTGAGAACAGTTGCCACCTCCTTTATATTTTAGGACATCATATTTTAAAGCACCTTTAGGACCCCAACCAATGTTTCGTTTTTGTCTTTTAGAATAATAGTAATCATTTACAACTTTATTAGACATAGCTTGTATATCTTCTTTTCTATACAATTTTTTAGCACCCATCATTTGTTTGCAAAAATTACGAGTTTCACCTGTTTTGTTTACTAAGAAATTGTCATTAGCATAAACATATCTTACTCTGAAGTAATCAAAAGACTTTTTAGATAGTCCGTCTTGTTCTGACTTACGGCTTGGAATAGCTCTACCTGTTGAAGCTAACTCAACTTTTTCGCCCATTAACTCATTTAAAACTTCTTCAAAGTCAAAGTCTAAATGTTCATCTTCTACCTTTTCTTCTTGTATTAACTCAAAGCCCTCAGGTATATCTTCTCCAAATTCTTCAATAAAATTAGATAATTCTGTAGCTGAAGAATGGTCTTTGCAAGGCATATATACTGTCTTACCTTCTAAATCGTGTTCGTGATACCCTTCACAACCAATTGTCTTAGCGTGTGCTTCAGCTTCATCTATTGTATCAAATACAGGTTTCCCGTCTATCATTCCAACTTTAGCAAATTCTTCTTTAAAGTCTTCTTCTTCTTGTTTTTCTGTTAAATCAGGCAATCCTAAATCTGCTCTGATTTCATCTTGTGTCATAACATCTCTAATCGTTTCACTATCAAATTGAATAGTAATCGGTTTAAGTTGTAAAAACTCAACAGGCATATCCATATTGTTTACTTTAAATATTTTGTGTAATACTTTTAAGATTTGATTTTGGAACGGTAAAATTACAGTATTTTGATAAAAATTTGAAGCATTTAAAAGCTCGTCTGCATTGCTTGAGAACCCATTAGAAGTATCTAAACCCATAAGTGTCTTAGAAGTTACCCTATGACCTGCTAAAATTGAACTAACAGTCATCTCGTTGAGTGCGATATATTGTTTGTCTAAATCAGCAGGACTAATTGGAGTTATTTCAGGAACTCTTGTTTTATCGTCTGAAAATGTTAAAATAAACTTACCTGCATTATTTTCTCCTGTAAATTTCTCTACTAAACTTTGTTCTATTTGCCTTCTTTCCTCAGATGTTGGAATTCCATTTGCGAAGGAAATCATAAAACTCCCTGAGAACGAATTGCTCACGTTTTGGAGGTGATATTCCGACACTTTGCTATCAATTAACGCCCAATTATTACAAGAAATGTAGTCAGCCGTATAATAAGAATTCATATTAGGACTATATAAACCTGAATACAATATTTGATTAGGTGAAGTTCTATCATTTGCATTAAAAGCAGGAACTCTGTAAGGTTTGTTTGTTCTTGTGTTTGCCCAATCTCCTGAAACATAATAAGCGTTAGTCTTTCCAAATTCATCAGGTCGTTCACATCTAATTTTCTCAACAGGAATATGATGAATAGCAGCAATTTGTGTTCTGTCTTTTGACCAAATAATGTTTAATGCAAAAGCACCTTGAAGCTTAAAATCAAAAGCTACCTTTTTTATTACCTCGTGAAGCGTTTCATTACCATTAGCATTATTCATAAAGTTCTGTAACTTCACTCTTGCTTCTTCATTTCTATCGTCCTCATCAGTTATTACTATGTCTTCTCCTGCAACCATTTCAGCTGTTGCGTTTATGATTGCAGCCGTTATTGAACTAGAATAGTAAAGGTCAATTAAGAACTGTGGGTAGAGGTTTCTCCATTCGCCATTAGCGTCTCCGTATTCAATCCAATCCTTTCCTCTAACCTCTTGTACTATTGGAGCTGTTGATGTTTCTAAATTTATACTAAGTATTTTGTCCATTTTATTCTATTATTAATTCATCAGGGTCTACATCTGTACCTTCTGCGTTCTTTTCATAACCTAAGAACGAATGTACACAATCTGTTGGAAATAACTCGTGTATTCCAAAGTCAAATTCTTCTGTAGTCATTAGGTCGTAAAATACTCCACTATAATATACAGGTGGTGTTAATTCTTTACCATCTTTATCATAAGTTGCAGGTACTTCTACTATCTTACCAAGATATACGATTGCTTGTGTTCCATTTCTGTAAACATCTTGAGTAACTCCTTCTTCAGTTACTACTTCGTAAGTACCTTTAGCAAGTAAGTCAGCATCTCCTTCTGCTTTTGTGTCGTATTGTAATTTATATATATTCATATTATGAAGTTAAAGAAGTTAATTGTGCATCTGTTAGTGCTGTCTTATATACTTGTAGTTGTTTTACTTTGCCGAAAAAGTTTTGTGTACCGTCACCTCTGTCAAAAACTAAAGAATTCAAGGTACTAGATGAAAATGCAGCAAAACTTGTATCAGTATATTTAGTTCCATTTACCCATAATGCACAATCATTTACTTTAAATTTAACCGCTATTTTATTAAAACCTGATTGTAAGGCTTTACTGTAAATACCTAAATTCGTTCCTGAACCTGCACTTTCTACACTTATTTGATTTGAAGAAACAAAAAGACTTATTTTATTTGTCAAACTACCATCTGTTATGCTAATCATTTTATTTGTAGCATCTGTACCTGTTATATTTTCTAATTCAGCAAACAAAACCCCCTCTGTACTATTAATCAAACTACCTATACCATCTCTTGTGAATATGTCTTGGTTTCTTGTTACTGTACTTCCTGATGTTGGAATGTATGATGTAGGGTAAGAACCTTGTTCTACTTGTGCTCCCCACATATAAATTCCACTAACAGGAATGTCGTCTATCCAAATTCCTTGTAAAGTAATTGTATTATCTTCTGTTAAATCAAACCTTTGCCATTCTGTTGTTACTGTTAGAGACTTTGATGTTACTGTTTGATTAGGGTCTTTTAAAACAACATTTACTGTTCCTGTTACACTTTTTAAATATACCGACCTTGCTACCACTCCTGTTACAGATATTCCTGCTTTTAAAACTCCTGCTGAACCATTACCTATAAATTTAGTTGCATTATAAGTACCATCAGGGCTTAAAGTTTCTGTTGTATTATATGTAGGTACAATTCCTGTTTGTTTTTGCCAAATTGCATTACTAAAATCTTCACTATAAGTTATTTCATTTGTTCTCTGTGGCTCTGCTAATATATGAGGACAACCTCCTCCTGTGTAGTCTATACGAGGTACGTTATCTCTTGTAACTTCTTTTACTGATACGTTGTCTATTGAACCAATAAACGGAACTCCTCCACTTCTTATGTATAAATTAACATCATTTGTCCAAGTACGATAAAATGAAAAACTACCATCTGCATCAATTAAAAGGAAATTAGAACTACCACCTAATTGGATGCTCCCACTAACATAATTTGATACATCAATACTTAATTTATACACTTTTCCTAAAACCCCTCCTACATCTTGATATAGTGATTGATTTGCATTACTACCTGAACTATTGGCTGTACCACCTGATATTGTCCAACCTGCCCCTTTTGTCCAATCTTCTCCTACTTCTTTTACTGATACACTATGTATTTTACCACTTGCTGAACCTGATGCTACAAAACCAAAATTAGCATTACTATCAATTTCTGTAAAATATCCTATA